CACCACATGCTTATGAATACGAACTTAATAAGTCTACCGGTGATATAGAGAAAAGATTTATAGACGGAATATCTAAACCTAACGAAAGTCAATTTGATGGCAACTAGCCCAACGCAGTTAAGTCTTAAAAAATTACGAGAAGAAGGATACACAGTAGCAGTAGTAGAACATTGGAATAGTTTTGCAAGGATAAGACAGGACTTGTTTGGCTTTATAGACTTACTAGCTTTAAAGGGTAAAGAAGTATTAGCGGTACAAACAACTACAGCAGGTAATATGTCAGCTAGAGTAAAGAAAATAGGTGACCATGAAAACGTAGGACATGTTCGTGAAGCTGGTTGGTCTATTCATGTACATGGTTGGCATCAAGACGATAAAAAGAAATGGCATTGTAAAGTTAAGGATGTATCGTGAATACCAGGGATAAAATACTAGCTTACCTTACAGAGCCTAAAGCTATAAAAGATATAGCAGCACATGTAGATGGCAATTATAATACTATTAAAAACTTGCTTGTGACCATGAAGATGGAAGGTCATATACACGCATTCAAAGATAAAGATAATAGACTTATGCACTATTACATTCCACAACCACATCCACTACAAGGTATATTTGGACACACAGCAAACTTCACAGAAGACCAAATAAAAGGTGTTATCAGTCACAACGCAGATGATGCTAAACATAACCTTCAGCAAAGAACTACACAAGAAACATTTGGGCAAAGCGTAGCTTATACGCTAACACAATATGATTAGTATGGAACGCTTATTGTCCATCCTAGAGGATTGGGCTTTATGGATGAAGACGGATAATCACAAGCTAGGTTATCCATCTAAAAGCATAGGCATGTCTTCAGGAGGCGAGTCAACTTCAGAAGCGTTTGAAGAGATGTGTTCTGCCCAAGACATGTCTAATGTTAGAACCATACACGCTATCGTGCATAGCTTAGAACAAGGACAACAAGACGCTATCTATGCTAAATACTTAGGTGCTAAACCACCATTAGCCTTTTACTGGCAATTAGATATGGCATATGATAACTTGCTGACAATAGCAGAAAGACGAATAAACGCATAATGTTGTTGAACAGATATAGCAAAGTATGCTATAATACTACTTGTTGGACAACTCCTGTCCGTTAATAACGTAATCCCACAAAAGCCTGACCATACTCTCTCCTTGGTTGGGCTTTTTCTTTTTATGAAACTATCTATTTGCGAACAATGTGGTGAACCATTTGACTTCACCGAGTATAGCTTGTGTAATGATTGCAGATATGACCACCGATTTATTAAGTTAAGGAAAAGCTATGAAGAAGCCAACAACGAAAAAAGGCAAGATGGCGAAAGTGAGCAAAGTCATGAAAGAATTTAAAGCAGGTACTTTAAATACTGGCTCTAAAAAAGGTCCAGTTGTTAAAAATCCTAAGCAGGCGATAGCAATCGCTTTATCACAAGCAGGTATGTCTAAAAAGAAAGGTAAATAATTATGCCAATGGTCGGAATGAAAAAGTTTGCTTACACAGCAAAAGGTAAGAAAGAAGCTAAAGAATACGCAAAGAAAACAGGTAAAGCTATGGCAGCTAAGCCTATGAAAAAGGCAGCTAAACGTGGCAAGTAAACCAGGTCTCTACGCAAATCTCGCTGCTAAACGTGCTAGAATAAAAGCAGGTTCAGGTGAGAAGATGAGAAAGCCAGGAACAAAGGGCGCACCAACAGCTATGGCATTTAAACAATCAGCAAAGACAGCTAAGAAAAAGAAATGAGTGTTTGGCAAAAGAAAGCAGGCAAGAACCCTAAAGGCGGACTTAACGCTAAGGGTCGTGCCTCTTACAATAAAGAAACAGGTGGCAATCTAAAAGCACCAGTAAAGTCAGGGGACAATCCTAGACGTGCATCATTCTTAGCTCGTATGGGTAATATGCCAGGACCAGAACGTAAACCTAATGGTGAACCAACAAGACTATTACTATCTCTAAAGGCTTGGGGAGCATCTAGTAAAGCAGACGCAAAAACAAAGGCAAAGAATATTAGCTCACGCAATAAAAAGAAGTAATGGTAAAACTAGATATATATGTAGGATATGATGGCAAGGTAGAACCAATTGCTTATCATAACTTTTGCCAGTCAGTTATAGAAAAGTCATCTATACCGGTAAGTTTTACACCATTAGCATTAAACACTTTAAAAGACTACAAAGAAACACACACAGACGGTAGTAACGCATTTATCTACTCACGCTTTCTAGTGCCATATCTAAATAACTTTAAAGGTATCGCACTATTTGTAGATGGTGATATGATTTGCAGAACAGATATTGCGGAGATACTAGCGAATTTTGATACAGACGAAGCAATTAAGGTAGTCAAGCATCATTACCAAACAAAGCATCCTATTAAGTACTTAGGTGCAAAGAACGAAGACTATCCTAAAAAGAACTGGTCAAGCGTTATGTTATGGAACTGCTCACATTGGCTCAATAAACAATTAACACCTAAGTTTGTCCAAGAACAAACAGGTAAATACCTACACAGGTTTGAATGGCTTAAGTATCCTGAAGAACAAGTAGGTAAGCTAGACGAAACATGGAACTGGCTAGAAACAGAATACGAATATAATCCAGACGCTAAGTTAGTGCATCACACATTAGGCACACCATGCTTTAAAGACTATCAGAATACAGACTATAGTCAAGAATGGTGGGAAACATACCAAAGAATGATATATCCTCTAAAAGGGAATAACAAGGAAAGCGAACTATGAACTACTTAGACTATTTAGTAAATGCTATGACAGGTGGTCAACCAACTCAACAGGAGTTAATGGTACGCAAGATGGCAGAAGAAGAAGCTAAAAAGCAAGCACTTCAAGGTCTATTATCACAACAAGCACAGCCACAAATGATGCAGTCTATGCCTAGTATGCAACAACCTGCACAAATGTCACCATACATGCAAAATCTTATCAACCCAGGTAAGACTATGCAACAAAACTATATAGACCCAAGATTAATGGAACAAATGTACTATAGAGGCTTATTAAGCCGATAAACATAGAGGGCAACCAACCTAAGGGAGTTGCAAAACAATGGACAAAGAAGAACAATTAGCATTAGCTAGAGAGAAAGCAGCCGAAGTAAACAAAGGCAACACATATTCTAGTAAAAACAATAGGTTATGGGCAGATACTCTGAGACGTGCTGTTATTCAATCAGATGCAGAACGATTACGTATGATAGCAGAGGCTTTAATAGATAAAGCAGCTTCAGGTGATGTATCAGCTATCAAAGAACTAGGTGATAGAATAGACGGTAAGTCAGTAGCAACTACAGAGTTGACTGGCGTAGATGGTTCTAATTTACCTATAAGCATTGGGATTAACTTTGTCAAGCCAGACGATAGCAACATTTCCGAATAAGCTAGACTTCTTATTTGAGCCACACCGTTACAAAGTAGCATACGGTGGTAGAGGTTCAGGTAAGTCATGGTCTATGGCAAGGGCATTGCTTATAAAAGCAGCTAATGAGCCAACACGTGTCTTATGTGCACGTGAAATACAAAAGTCTATTAAACAGTCAGTCCATACATTACTGAATGACCAGATACAATCTTTAGGTCTAGGAGCTTTCTACGAGGTTTTAGAAGCTGAGATTAGAGGTCTTAACGGTAGTACATTTAGCTTTACTGGTCTTGCTACAAATACTGTTGAGTCCATTAAGTCTTTTGAAGGTTGTGATGTTGTATGGGTAGAAGAAGCTCAGACTGTTAGTAAGAAGTCATGGGACATATTAATACCTACGATACGTAAACCTAATTCAGAGATATGGGTATCATTTAACCCTAACATAGATACAGACGATACATATACTAGGTTCGTGGTTAATCCACCAGAAAACGCTAAGGTTGTTAAAGTAAACTATACGGACAATCCTTGGTTTCCTGAAGTATTAGAGATAGAACGTCAACACAGCGAGAAGACTAACCCTGACTATGCAAATATATGGGAAGGTGATTGTAAAGCAGCAGTAGACGGTGCTATATACTCTAACGAGATACGTGAAGCACAAGAAGGTAACCGTATAACAACTGTACCTTATGACCCTATGATGAAGGTTCATGTAGTTATGGACTTAGGATGGAACGACAGCATGTCAGTTATCCTATGCCAAAAAGGTATATCAGACTTACGCATCATTGGTTATATAGAAGATGACCACAGAACACTAGATAGTTATTCTGCACAACTTAAGAACTTATCCTATAACTGGGGTACAATGTTCTTACCACATGACGGACAGTCTAAAGACTTTAAGCATGGCATATCAGCAGAAGATATTATGAAGAAGTTAGGATGGGATATACGTATCGTACCTAAAGCAGACATAGAGTCTGGTATTAAGTTAGCACGTATGAACTTCCACCGTATATACTTTGATAAGTCAGCACAAAGACTTGTTGAATGTTTAAAGAATTATCGCAGAAGTATAAACTCTGCAACCAACGAACCTGGTGCACCATTGCATGATGAGTTCTCTCATGGAGCAGACGCATTCAGATACTTATGTACCTCTATAGAAGCTATGAAGAACGAGTCATGGTCTAAAGAGAAGATACAATATACAAATAGAGGGATTGTTTAATGAAGATACAAGATATGGAAATCATTGCACAGATAGAGCAACAAGAAAATATTGCCTATGGTGTAAATGACTCATCATTATCGGATGATAGAGCAACAGCGATTGACTATTACCTAGGAC